GGCGCGCTCGAAAAGGCACAGCAGCGCGTCATCGAAGGGACGTATCTTGAGATACCCCAGCTAGAGGATAACACACCAAATGCAGCAGCCGATTTACAGCGCATCGGAAGAGATGGAATTGATGTCGAGGCTGTGGTCGCCAGCGATCAAGGATGACCCACTAGCTTTTGTATTACTGACATTCCCGTGGGGCGAAAAGGGTACGCCGCTAGAGCATTTCCAAGGCCCGCGTAAATGGCAACGCGAAGTGCTTGGCACTATCCGCGACCACATCAAGCAGAACAACGGCAAGATAGACTATGACACCATGCGGCTGGCGATTGCGTCAGGACGCGGTATCGGCAAGTCAGCCTTAGTAAGCTGGCTGACGATATGGATGCTGTCTACGCGCATCGGCTCGACCACCATCGTGTCGGCAAACTCCGAGGCGCAGTTACGCTCCGTAACATGGGCCGAGATTACCAAGTGGCTGGCGATGTCGCTCAACAGTCACTGGTTCGAGATAGCCGCCACACGTATCATGCCAGCCAAGTGGCTGACGGAACTGGTCGAACGCGACCTCAAGAAAGGCACGCGTTATTGGTCAGTCGAAGGCCGGCTGTGGTCGGAAGAGAACCCAGACGCGTACGCGGGTGTCCACAATTTCGATGGTGTGCTGCTGATCTTCGACGAAGCCAGCGGTATTCCTGACAGCATCTGGTCAGTGTCCGATGGTTTCTTCACAGAGAACACGCCGCACCGCTTTCATGTCGCCTTTTCCAACCCGCGGCGGAACACGGGCTATTTCTACGAGACATTTCACAGCAAGCGGGCGTTTTGGCAGACGCGCAACATCGACGCGCGTGAAGTCGAGGGTACAGACAAAAACCTGTACCAGCGCATCATCGACGAATATGGGCCTGACAGCTACCAAGCGCACGTCGAAGTCTTCGGTAAATTCCCCAGTGAAGGTGATGACCAGTTCATCGGCGTCAATCTGGTGGACGACGCAATGGCACGGCCCAAGCACAAGGACGAAACGGCACCCATCGCCATCGGTGTTGACCCTGCGCGGTTCGGCGCGGACGCCACCGTCATCGCTGTGCGGCAGGGCCGCGACATCATCGCCATCAAGCGGTTAAAAGGCGCTGACACTATGGAAGTGGTAGGGCACGTCATCGACGCCATAGAGGAATACAAGCCTGCGCTGGTCGTCATCGACGAAGGCGGGCTAGGCGCAGGCATCGTAGACCGGCTGAAAGAGCAGCGGTACAAGATACGCGGTGTGAACTTCGGCAATAAAGCCATGAAGCAGATGATGTACGGCAACAAGCGTGCAGAGATGTGGGGCGCCATGCGCGACTGGCTGAAAACGGCGCACATACCAGCGGATCGGTTCCTGAAAACGGACCTGATAAGCCCGAAGATAAAGCCTGACAGCAAGGGGACGATCTTTCTTGAAAGCAAGAAGGACATGAAGTCGCGCGGGCTGGCCTCTCCTGACGCAGCAGACGCCATCGCAGTGACGTTTGCATTTCCTATCGCACACCGCGAAGCACGCGTTGACAAGCGACGCATGAGCAGTTATTCTCCACAAGGAATTTCTACAAGCTGGATGGGTTCGTAAGCATGGCGGACAAGAAAAAGTCTGTGTCGCTGTCAGTTGGCCGTGGGGAGAAGCTGCCCGCTGCCAAAGGCGCGGGACTGACTGCCAAGGGCCGTGCGAAGTATAACGCTGCGACAGGCTCGAAGCTGAAGGCGCCAGCGCCCAACCCGAAGACAAAGGCCGATGCAGGCCGCAAAGCGTCATTTTGCGCCCGCATGGGCGCTGTAGCAGCCAAGGCTAAGGACGGCACCCGCGCTAAGGCTAGTTTGAAAAGGTGGAATTGCTCATGAAGCCCGGATTGTATGCAAATATTCACGCCAAGAAGGCCCGCATAGCGGCTGGATCAGGCGAAAAGATGCGTAAACCCGGCGCTAAAGGCGCACCAACAGCCAAAGCGTTCAAAGAGAGCGCCAAGACAGCCAAAAAACCAGCTAAGAAGGGTAAATAATATGCCAGCCAACAAATTCACCAAAGCATTGTACAAGACTGGTACTGTTAAGGCTGAAAAGGCCGCTATCGCTAACCGCGATCCAGCCCGCGCACGCCGCGCAATGGAAAGCGTAGCGCGCGAAGGCACGACAAGCGCCGCCGGTGGCCGTGCAGCAGTCAAAATGCCAGCTAAAACGCCCGCACCAAAGCCAGTGCAAGTCATCCGTACAACGACGATGATGAAACCAACGCCAACGAAGAAGAAATAATCATGCCGCTCGTCAAATCGACAGGCAAAGCCGCGTTTCGTAAGAACATCAAGGCTGAAGTAAACGCTGGCAAGCCTGTAAAGCAGGCTGTGGCGATAGCCTACAGCGTCAAGCGGGAAGCCGCCAAGAAGGGCAAGAAATAGCACATGGCCGACCCTACAGGCATCAACACGGCAGGCAAAGTCGCCAACGTAGGCTCTAACCCGCCGAAAACGACCGGCGACGACCATGACAAGATGGCAACCATGCGGTCGCGCCTGCAAATGGCGCAGGCTGCGTACTCTGACAGCCGTGAAGACGAACTGGACGACCTGCGGTTTATGGCAGGCTCGCCCGACAACCAGTGGCAATGGCCTGCTGACGTGTTGGCGACCCGCGGAAGCGTCCAAGGGCAGACAATTAACGCACGTCCCTGCTTGACAATTAACAAATTGCCGCAGCACGTCCGTCAAGTCACCAACGAACAGCGTCAAAACCGCCCTAGCGGTAAGGTCATCCCAGCCGACGACAACGCTGACGTGCAGGTAGCTGAGATTTTCAACGGTGTGGTGCGCCACATCGAGTATATGTCAGACGCCGACGTAGCCTATGACACCGCCTGCGACAACCAAGTTACCTACGGCGAAGGCTATATCCGTCTGCTGACGGAATATTGCAACGAAGAGAGTTTTGACCAAGACATCCGCATCGCGCGCGTCCGCAACGCATTCAGCGTCTATATGGACCCAACGATCCAAGACCCATGCGGCGCAGACGCTGAATGGTGTTTTGTCACCGAAGATATCCTGATTTCCGACTATGAGCGTATGTTCCCAGACGCGTCACCTGTCTCGACCATCATGTCGCAGGGCGTTGGTAACGAGAGCATGGCGCAATGGCTGGCTGAAGACACCATCCGCATCGCGGAATACTTTTACAAGTCGTATGAAAAAGCTACGCTGAACCTGTATCCTGACAATGAGACAGCGTTTAAAGGTTCAAACCGCGACAAGCAGCTAGGTATTAACTTTGGGCCGCCTATCCGCACACGCGAAGTAGACCGCCAGAAGGTCATGTGGATGAAGACCAACGGGTTCGACATCCTCGACGAACGCGAATGGCCCGGCAAGTGGATACCTGTCGTACGCGTCGTCGGTAACGAATGGGAAGTCGAAGGCAAGCTGTACATCTCTGGCCTTGTGCGTAACGCCAAGGACGCCCAGCGTATGTACAACTACTGGACCAGCCAAGAGGCAGAAATGCTGGCGCTGGCACCAAAAGCACCGTTTATCGGTTACGGCGGCCAGTTCGAAGGCTACGAAATGCAGTGGAAGACTGCCAATACGACCAACTGGCCGTATCTGGAAGTCAACCCAGACGTTACAGACGGCGCTGGAGCCGTTTTGCCGCTCCCACAGCGTGCAGCACCCCCGCTACCCCAAACAGGTCTGATACAGGCTAAAATGGGCGCTGGTGAGGATATTAAAGCCACCACAGGCCAGTATGACGCCTCGCTGGGCCAACAGGGCAACGAACGGTCGGCCAAAGCCATCGTAGCGCGTGAAAAGCAGGGCGATGTCGGTACGTATCACTACGTAGACAACCTTGCGCGTGCCATCCGTCACATCACACGCCAGATCGTAGACCTGATACCAAAGATTTACGACACACAGCGCATCGCACGCATCATCGGCGTTGACGGTGACGTTGACATGGTTAAGTTCAACCCGACGCAGAAAGAGCCTGTCAAGGAAATCCGCGACGAAATGGGTGCGTTGATCGAAAAGGTCTACAACCCCGGCGTTGGTACTTACGACGTCATGGTCACAACTGGCCCCGGCTACATGACGAAGCGTCAAGAAGCCCTCGACGCTATGAGCCAGATTTTGCAGTCCAACCCAGCACTTTGGTCGGTTGCAGGCGATCTGTTCATCAAGAATATGGATTGGCCCGGCGCGCAAGAAATGGCGGAGCGGTTCAAGAAAATCCTTGATCCGAAGGTATTGTCGGAAGGCGATCAGTCGCCTGAGATGATGGCCGCACAGCAGCAGATGGAAGCCATGACGCAGGAACTGAACCGGATGACAGACATCATCCAGAATGTTCAGGACAGCGTCGCGCAGCGCGAAGTAGACATCAAGGAATACAAGGCACAGGTAGACGCCTACGACGCCGAAACGAAGCGCATTTCGGCTGTCCAGAACAGTATGTCACCTGAGCAAATCCAAGACATCGTCATGGGTACAATCGCAGCAGCGATGGACACAGGCGACCTGATCGGCGGCGCACCTGAGATGCGTGAGCAGCCGCAGATGGAAGAAGAAATGCCGCAGCAGCCAATGCCTGAGATGGGCATGGAAGAGGCGCCTGAGATGCAGCAAATGCCAGAAATGGGTATGGAAGAAGCTATGGCACCGCCAGAAGAACCCGGCCAATCGCCTGAAGGAATGATGTAATGAGTTGCGCTGATTTTGTAGGAACACTGTTTTTGGCGCGTGATGTGGCTCACTCGACGCATCTGAACACACGCAGCTTCGCCAAGCACTCCGCTCTGAACGAGTTTTACGACGAAGTCATCGAACTGGCGGACAAATTTGCCGAAGCCTATCAGGGTAAATATGGCCTAATTGGCCCTATTTCGCTCATGTCGGCTAAGAAAACCAACAACATTGTCGAGTTTCTTGAAGGTCAAG